TTCTATCCTTCTTGAACCCTACGGCTTCGCTAAAGACACCTCGAACGAGCATCACATGCTTGAGGCCAAGCCCCTTCAACACTGCCTGGGTTTCGTCGTACTGAGCTTGCACAAGGGCCTCAAACACCTTGGACACGCTCTCGTTCTTTAGAGCATCTCGCCAGAACCTGACGTTATCCGGGTGTACTTCTTCCACCTCATACACTGCACCAAGCCGCTTTTCCGCAGCGGCCTTCAGGCCGACAGAAAACAAGCTCAGCGACGAGCGTTCCCAAGCTAGGCGAAAAGCCGAAACTACGTACTCCGTAGGGTCCTCGCCTCTAAACGCAGGCCAGCCACCATTGAGCAAGCTGTCGTTTGTTTTCAAGGCATTGGACTCAGCGTTAGTCCTAACGAGGCCAGGGTAGTCACCGCTTCTAGCCATTGACCACAGCTTGTCGATGGCCTTGCCAACGTCCTCGTTAGTAACGCCTGCATCCCTCATCCTATTTACGATGTTGTTTTTGGCCTGGGCTGCAATGTTCCAGCGTTCAAGGTCGGTTCGCGCCTTGGCTTCTTCGTCATAGCCTGCAATCGCCAGCATCCTTCTGGTTTCAGTAGACGTGCTGGGGTCAAGGCCAAGCTGGTCCTCGGTATCTCCGGGGCCGAGGAAACGCAACGGGTGAGCCTTGCGGGCAGTGGGCTTCTTGAACTGACCGGCAACGTCCATCTCTGCAAGCATTGACCGCTGGTCCTCAGCCCGGTACCTAGCCCAGTTTCCGTGAGACCTCTGGTCGTGCTCATAGTGCTTGGCGATCTGCCAATGCTCCCAGCCAAGCGGGTCAGCCTTGCCAACTTCGTCCACGAACACAAGCCCGGACGTGCAACGGCACTGCGGATGAATGTCCGTAGGAACTCGAACAAGGATGCCGTTCGTGGTCAACCATGTGCCGTCAATCGCTGCCGTGATGCCGTTCATCGGCTCGCAAAGCCTGCAAAGCCGTTCATCAAAAGACACGATCCACGTCCGCATGACGTTCGACGGGAGCAGCCCCTGAGCTTGCATCTGCTCCCAGACCTCTAGCTGGCCGGAGGACATGGCACGAGCAATCTCGGTCCGGGCGATGTTCTCGGCCCGGTACTCCAGCAGCCGTTGCGCGTACTGGTCAGCCATCTCCTGTGCTCGACCTCGGTCAAAGGTCTCAAGGAGCTTGTCGTAGTACTTACCAACTGCGTTGGCGTGCTGCGGCAGCAGCCCAACTCGCTGGCCGATCAACCGCTTCGCCGCCGCCTTTGTCATGTCACCGGCAACAACTTGGCCTACCAACTCACGCAAAGCAGCCTTGGTTTCCTCGGTGACGTAGCGGACCATCTCCGCCGTGATCTTCCGAGCCTTGTCGATAGCGGTCGGACTCGTAAGGTCAAGCCTGCCGGTCATCCCCACGTTCTTCGCCGTGGTTCTCGCCGCACGCGCAAGAGCTTGCCGTTGGATACGAGCAAGGTCTTTCGTGGGGATGTTGATTTGCGCCAGCCGGTCCTCGACGCCAGGAGTCATGGCGATGTACACGCCGTTCTGGATGTCATCCAGCAGCGACATCAACGCCACATCATCTGTGATTGTTTTCACAAATCGCAGAAAGGCGTTGTACAGCCGAGTCTCGAACATCGCCATCGCCGCCACAACATCGGCAGCCATCGCCGCCGAGCTAAAGCTGCCGGTATCAAGATCCTCGGGGCTGGGCATCAGTCGTCATCTTCGTACTCGTCGTCCATGTCGGCAGCAATCTCGCCATCGGACTCGGGCGGACCATCAACAGGGTAGATAGCTTCCGCTTGTGCCTGAGCCTGAGCGGCTGCTTGCTGCTGCGGATCAACTGGAGGCTGCTGGCCTTGGGCGGCTGCCTGGTCGGCTGCCTGCTGAGCGCCAGCGCCAGCAATGTCGCCACGAGCCTCCTCTCGACGCTCCGGCAGATGCGCCATCGCCCGGAGATGGTTCTCCAGCACCCCATCGGGGAACAGCGGAGCCCCAGCGCCAGCCAACTGCTGGATGAACGTGCCGATCTCAGTAAGGGGCGGAGTCTCGATGTCCCCGTACATAAGCTCCGGCAGCTTCTTCATACTGAAGCCATTGACTCGGAACAACCTCGGGATGGCGTACTGGTTCATCACATTCTTGATGACCTCCAGCCACGCTCGAAGCGACAAGGCAAACAAGTTCGTCTTGTCTGTGGACAGTGCATACGAGCCGTAAGCGGACTGCCCAAGAAGGATGAAGTCAGCCAGCACCGTGGTGGCAATCCGCTGGTCGTACCGCATGATGATGGAGCTTGTGTCGAACTGCCGGGTGCCGCCCGAAGAAATAAGCTCGAAGCGGTACAGGGCGTTGCCGTTGTCGTCAAAGATCGACGGCAGGATCATGCCTTCCTGCTGGTCACGGCGGATGTTGATAACTGCATCCTTGTAATCCTGAAAGATGGCCTGCTTGCCCGCACTGGCATCGGCCCGCATGATCTCCGGGTCCACGTACATGACCGGGAAGCCAGCAAGGTCTCGCTCGATGCCGATGCTCTCGATTTCCTCGATCCGCTTCTTGAAGTACCACGGCCGGTAAGCGTTCCTCAAAACGCTGCGCCCTTCCGGGTTGTTCTTGAACGTGGTCGTGCGGAACAGCAGCGACTTCTCAATCGGGATGGTCACGGCCGTGTAATCCGGGGGAGCGGACTGGATCATCCCTCGGATGCCACCTCGCTCATCGAACGTCCACTCCTGGCGCGTCTCTTGGGCTCGAATCGGGAGCTTCCGCCAGCCGATGGCTTTGTCGTCGTACCGGGAGGAGGTTCCGCTTTCGCCTTTGTCCCCATCACGACGCTTGTAGACGATTTCATGGAGGCTGAACCCGTACGGGAGCATCGACATGATCTCGGAAACCGTGTCCTCCCATGACGTGCTCATGTCATGAAGGCAGGACTCCAAGAACTTGGCTGCCTTCTGGTCGTCAAGGGCGGTCGAAGCGGGCTGCACACGCCAAGTGACCTGACGGATGAGCTTGTCGATGGCGTACAGAATGGCACCAACTACCGGGTCGTTGTCTTTCATCTCCCGATAGACTTGGATTGCTCGATAGCCGCTTAGCTGCGGGAGAAACTCCTCTTGGACGTACCCACCGGCTCTCCGTAGGCCAGTGACGCCGGTTTCCCCGAAAATGTTGTTCGGCATGACGCTCCTGCCTCAGTAATGAATCAACCAGCAGGGTAGTCGGAATCTGATTCGGACGGCCATAGTCCTGACCGAACTGGATCGTCCTGAATCCCCAGGTAGTGACGTGCTTCTTTGCGTTCGCTCTCCGTCATCGCCCCAGCTAGGCCGAACTCAAGGTTGAAATGCAACGACCAGATGCGGCAATGCTCCAATACGGGGCAGGCAGCGCACATGGCTTTGCATTCTCGGACTCGGCGGATGCGGTCGCACCCTTTCGGGTGCTCGCTGCACTTACCCGTACAGGAGTGGCGGAAGAACACGTCCACCAGCCCGGCACAAGAAGCGAACTCAGCCCATTCTCTCCGCAAGTACTTGTCGTCCGTAGAGGGCAATGGCGGTGGCGTCCATGAGATCCTGATTCCCGCCTGCAACTGAGTGGAGATAAGGCCATCGAAGTCGTAGCCACGATCCCACATCTTCTTTCGTGGCGTTACCTCGGCCGACGACGTTCTTCTTCCACGTCGAGACGTTGACTGTGGAGACGGGAACTCCGCACTCATGGAGCTTCCCTTGGATGGCTCCGCTTGTGTAGCTCTGCACAAGCGTGGCTCTTACGCCACCCCGGCCCACTACCCCAGCCTCGATCCATGCCATGAGGCCAACCTCGGGCCAAGCCTCTCGCATGTCGGTCACGAACTGACCAACCACTTCCATCGCCTTGGCGCATGATTCTCCGCCGCTCTTACCCAGCTTCCCATGAAGCCGAGCAAGGCACAGCGTGCCACCATCTCCCAGGGCTACCAGCGCAACTTTGCTGCTGGCAGGGTCAATCCCTATCGAAATGGTTTCCTCAGCCACGCCGGGCATCGTAGCGGACGTTTGCCGCCGTTACCCGTCTTGAACCTAGGTCAATGGCTTTGGATGCAAGCTCGATGAACGACCGAAGCTCACCAGTGCGGAACTTGTACAACGGAGACGCCTTCACAACTTCCCCGTCGCTCTCGGCCCTCTGAAGCAGAATGTTGATTTCCACAGCCCGTGAATACACCGCGTTGGCGTACTCCATGAGGGTCATGTCCTCGTTGTCAACCGGAGGCTCAGCCCGGCCGAGCAGCACAGCGAGGTACTCGTCAATCTCCGCTCGTAGGTGTGCCAGCCTCGGCAACCCTTCGTGAAGCTGGAAGCTCCGCACGGACCTCCGAGGCGTTGTTGAAGCCGAGGCAGGAGGATGCGTACTTGCATCGAAGGAAGGCACCCTTGCGATTCTTGCAGTCATCAAGTGGCTCCGGTAGTACGTCCGTGTCGATAGCACGGTTCAGGACAGTAAGGATACCCTCGATCTCAGCGATGATCTCAGGGTCCTTGGACACCTCGAACTCGGTCCACTGCTGGCTGCTCTTGCACTCGTAGACCACCACAGCCTTGTCCAAACCGGAGGCATGAAGGTACGCGTGAACTTGCTTGACGTGAGCAGGCATGACGCCTTTGGACAGCACCGAGGAATACTGGCTGGTGCCCTTTAGCTCGAACATCCATCCTTCTTCTCGGTTCACGCCGTCCATTGACCCGGTGAGCCTGAACTCAGGAGAAGCGATGCTGACCTCGATGTCACTGATGATCCCGGCAGACAGCAGCATGATCTGCCAACGCAAGTGCCGGAAGTGACCGTCGTTGAAAAGGTTTTGGAGCGTCGGGTTGTACGCCTTCGACGGACCGGGAAGGCCGTAGAACTCAAACACTTGCAGCCGAGGGCACTGGTAAAGCTGACTCGGGTGGAAGCTCCCCGAACGGTCTTTCTCCGGTCCGGTGAGAATCCGGGTGACCTTCTCCATGATCTCCGGGTCATGAACCTTCACCCCGTCGCTGTGCTGGTTCAACCAGCCATACAGCCGAGGCGTGATGATCGTGTTCTGCTTGGCGATCTTGATGTGCTTCTTCAAGCTCACAGATACTCACACCCTTAGTAGTAGGTAGACAGGGATGTTAGATAAGGGGTGAGACAGATAAGCAGATAGGTAAACAGGCCCTGTACCTGTCTACCTACCTACCTGTCTTGGAGTCTAGTACGGCAACCGGGGGAACCGGAGGAATGTCCCGGCTACCACCATTTCTCGACCTCGACCATCGGCACCTCAGCGCCGCAAGGCCACTTGCTGGCAATCAGCCACGGGCTGGCTCCGCATCGGGTGCATAGCGTCTCGTGGTCCTCGGTGTGCCAGTCGTGGCTCTCGTAGTTCCGGCGTTTTTCCTTCTCCGAGCCCTCGAACGGAACTGGTGCGTAGACCGTCATGAAACCTCCTGGCTCCTTTCTTGGTGGCACCTAGTACAACCACGTCGTGCTCATTCTTGTTCCCTTCGGAATAACTCCGCTAGGGATCACGTTGAGACCGATTTGCACACGAGCACAAATCGTGTGCTATGGTTGCCAACGTCACATACCAGCCCCAAAGGAGCATCATGACGATCACCCGCCAGTACCTGCTGACCCTCACCGTCGAGGACTTCGACCCGGCTGATTTCAAGCCGGTGCCGTTCACCACGGTCGCCAAGCCCGAGGCCGCTCCGACCAAGCCGAAGGCGAAGAAGGCGAAGAAGTCGTTGCCGAAGGTGACGGGTGCCCGCAAGCCGGGCCGCCAGCCCAGCGGAGACGGTGACATGGACAGCCAGATCAAGCGTGCCGCTGAACTCTGGGCGCAGGCTCAGGCCGAGGGCGTGCGAGGGCCTCTGACGTTCGTCGCCAAGTCGATGAACCTCAGCACGGTCACGGCATCCCGCCGTGTCTCCCGAGCCCGTGAACTCGGGCTCATCGCCGCCTGACGTTCCCCTGAGGGTCGGGGGGCCGTGTGCCAGACACGGTTCCCCCGCACCTTCCCTCAGGATGGAATAAGCTGCTAACCAAAGCGGTTGTAGCAATGGCAAGCAACCACCACCAGCAAAGGAGAGAGAATGTCCGCAGAGACCTCGAAGTGGCTGAACCAGAACACCCTCATCGGGTACACCTCCAAGCGAGGAACTGCCTGGCACTACCGGGCCAGCGATCAGGGTGACGAGCCGAACCACTACGAGACCGCCGTTCCGGTGGAGGACGTGGTGCGCCGACTGTTCCACTGGAAGGCCACGGAACTGCCGCTCATCATCCCGGTCCCCGGCCCTTCCGGTGTGACCTACAAGACGGTGCCGGACCGCAAGGTCATCGCCCGCGACGACACGTACGACGTGCTCGGAGTGTTCAAGGACGGATACTCGATGCACCAGTACGAGGAGTGGCTCGTGAACTCGGTCAGCACCATCTTGGACGACGATCTTCGGATCGGGTCCGCTGGGCTGCTCAAGGGCGGTGCCATCGCCTGGGTCAGTGTCGAGATGGAGGACAACCTCACGACCCGCTCGGGCATTGAGTTTCGGCCTCACCTTCTCGCCACCACCAGCTTCGACGGCTCGATCTCCACGACCTACAAGCCGGTGAGCACGTTCGTGGTGTGCGACAACACCCGAAGCGCCGCTCTGGCGGAATCCTCCACGGCGTTCAAGGTGAAGCACACCAAGAACTCCGAGATGAAGCTTCTGTCCGCCCGTGAGGCTCTCGGGGTCATGGAGCGGCTCGGTGACAACATCATGGAGCAGATCGAGGCTCTCGACGCCATCAAGGTCAGCGACGCCACGTGGGAGCGGTTCCTTCGGGAACTCGTCAAGGACGAGGCTCCGACCGACACGGGGAAGAAGCGAGCGGAGAACACCCGCAACCAGCTTCGGAACCTCTACCGGCACGACGACCGGGTGGCCCCTTGGGCTGGCACGGCCTTCGGTGTCTCCCAGGCTGTCAACACCTGGCGGCAGCACGTCCGCCCGACCCGGAAGATCGGGGCTGCCGAGCGGAACATGCTGGACCTCGTGACCGGCCGGACGGGCACGGCGGATGCCAAGGTGCTGGACATCCTGGCGGCGGTCTCCGTCTGATCCGAGTGGGGGAGGGTGGCAATGTCACCCTCCCCTGCTACACTGCTCACCAACCAGCGCCAAAGGAGAGAAATGGGAAGAAACCTTGTGGCAGTGTCGCTGCTGCTTGACGTAGAAGAAGGCTCGTACTGGCCTCCGTCCACGTACGCATCCACGAGCATCGTCAAGACACTCACGGACTGCCAAGACCACAGCCTTCGTAACTGCCCTTGCACCGAGGACAAGGAACACCCTGACCTCGCCCTTCTGAGCCTCGGGCACTTGCTGTACTCGTGCTGGAATGTCCCCGGTGTGGATGTTGTCGGCTGGGAGACCGCTCATCTTGTCGCCGGGGCTCTGGCCGAGCACTCAGACGAAGATGGGGACCTCATCAGCACTGAGGAAGTCGAGGAAGGTCTCAACACACAGCGTCTGCTGTACCAGGCAGCAATGAGGGCTGTGGACAGCAAGTTGAGCGAGGGCTGAGCTATGGTGGCGTTCCTCGCTTGCTTGACGGCGGTACTCGGTGCGTACGGCATCGGGTACGTCGAAGGGAAAGATCGCATCCGGCGCTCCTGCCGGTGTGGACGCCGGGGCTTCCGGCAACTCTGAGAAGAAAATGAGAGGACAACGATGAAACTCGCAGCACGGCCGATGGGCAGCATCGCTGCCGCCAAGGCATCGCTCAACTCCAAGAGCGCCAACGACAACGGGGAAATCTGGATCAAGAACATCCCCGCAGACGGGCTCAACGTCCGCTTCCTGACCGAGCCGGACGGCTGGTTCGGTTACTCCGAGTACTTCGACCCGCTCGCCAAGCTGTTCATCCCGATGGTGGAAGGCGAGATGTTGCCGAACGGCACGAAGCCGTCGTTCCGCTACCTCGTGAACGCCGTGGACCTCGTGAACGACCGAGTGATCCCGCTCAAGCTGCCGAAGCAGGCTGCGTCCAGCTTGTTCAACCGGTACGAGAAGTACGGCACCCTCGTGGACCGGCCGTACGAACTCAACCGGTACGGCGAGGGCTTGAACACCACCTACGAGGTGGTTCCCGACGCCCCTGTTCCGTTCAACGCCGCCAAGTACGAACTCCACGACCTCGGGGAGATTCTCCTCCAGGCACGCGTGCGGGCGCTCGGGGACGAGGATGCGGCAGCAGCTTCGGACTCCGGTGAGGCGGTGCCCACGCTCGACAAGATGAGCTTGCGGGACCTCCGGGCTCAGGCTGTGGCGCTGAACATTGACCCGAACCAGAAGGATCGGGATACGTTGATCGCTGAGATCATCGAGGCTGGAGAAGCCTAAGGTCGCTGAGCGGGTGTTTCTCTCCTTTCCGCCCGCTTAGCCGGGGCCCAGGGTGCTTGGTGGTTCTTCACCCTGGGCCCCTCCTTTTTCCCCGAGGAGGACAAATGATTGAAACCACACTTGCGAAGCTCGCTGAGGTTCGTGATGAACTCAAGCGCCTCAAGGAGCTTGATCGGATTCTGACCACAAAACTGGTCACGAGCCTCGGGCTCGAATCGACGGACTGGTCGTACGCTGGCAAGGCTGCCAAGGCCATTGTTGTGCGCCCCACGTCGCTGTCGATTGACGAAACCGGGCTGCTTGCTGCTCTGGACGAGAGCATGGTCAAGCGGGTAACCAAGGTGGTTCTTGACGAGAAGGCGCTTGAAACCGCCGTCTCGGAAGGAGCAATCGACATGGAACTGGTAGCTGAACATTCGACCGAGGTGGCTCGTACGCCATACGTGAGGCTGACTTTCGAGAAGGGGTAATCATGCGCTTGAGAACGGTGCTGGCTATTACAGCCGTGTGTGCGGCTGCCATTCATCCGGTAAGGGCGCTAGGTGCCCAAGAGGAGGTACGGGAACATGAAGTCCAAGGCGAACAAGCCGTCACACCAGAAGCAAACACAGGAGAAGGCCACTCGGCAGCGAGTGCTCCTGTTGAAGAATGGGAAGCTCCGGTTCATCTGGCAGGACCTTCCCTAGAGGAACTCGTCCGGCAGGCTTTCCCCGAGGACCCTGATACGGCGGTTCGCATCGTGACGTGTGAATCCCAGTGGGACCCTCAGGCTCGGAGCCGAACTGGTGACAGTGGGCTGTTCCAGATCAACGACATCCATCGCGGACCATCCGGCCATGCGGCAGGCATGTCTGTCGAGGACTTGTTTGACCCGATGGTCAACATCCGTGTTGCTCGGGCTTTGTACGAGGAATCCGGCTGGTATCCCTGGGTTTGCTTCTAATGAATACAAACAAGGCAGCGACGAACTACCTGCGAGACCTCGCTGACAAGGCGCTTGTCATCAGCCAGGATCTTGACCTCGCCACTGCCTTGCTCTGGGCTGCCAGCACCATCGACCGTTGTACGTGCGATGATGAACTCATGGGCCCGCCTAGCTGTTAGCATTACGGCTTATTCGCTGCACAAGGAGCACCATGACTCTCAACCCGTTTGACCAGCACCGTGACCGCAAGCGCTGGACGGTGGCCGAGCTAATCCTCTCGGGCCGCACGGTGTCTTGGACTGACATCCGTGAAGCTGTCGGCAAGATGAGCCCGAGGACGATGGGCTTTGTCCTTCGTGCCCTGGAGGATCGTGAACTCACCATCCTCCGGCTTCGTGACCCTGAGCACGGAACCCTGTACAAGTACGAAGCGGCACTGCCGTTTGACCCCGCTTACCGTGTCTCGAAGCAGAGCGGCTACGACGCTGAGCGGCAGCGTGCGGTCAAGCAAGAGGCTTAGACGAGGCGAGCCGATCTTCTGCGACAAGTGCGGTCGGGTCACGTTCCGTGACCAGAACGACCACGCTTGGTGGTTGATTGGCAACGGTGTGGTTCGCTGCCCGCAACACATCACCGAGTGGACGCTCAGGAAATCCGGCAAAGGCCGGTCAATGGACTCGTTCCGCTTCAAGCGGCTGGCACGAGAGAACGACCGGTACGATCCGGCGCTTGAAGTATTCGAGCCCTTGATGGTGCTTGACGACGTGGACTGGTGAGGTACACTCCTCCTCACCAATCGTAAGGAGAGACGGTGTTCTGGCACGCCCACGTACATAGCGAGTTTTCAACACTCGATGGCATGGGCTCCGTCAAAGCTCTTGTCGCCAAAGCGGCGAGCCTCGGCCAGCCAGCAATCTCGCTGACCGACCACGGCAACATGAGCGGGGTTTTCTCCCTGTACACAGCCGCCAAGCGAGAGGGCCTCGTGCCGTTCCTCGGCTTGGAGCCTTACGTTGTCTCTGACGTTCTGGACAAGGACGCCAAGCGCCACCACATGACACTGGTGGCGTACACGACCGAGGGGTACCAGAACCTCGCTGCTCTTTCGACCCTGACACATCAGCCAACCCACTTTCACATCAAGCCACGCTTTGACCTCGGTGACCTCGCAAGCCTGGCGGCGAGGGGGATGCTCAAAGGCATCGCGTGCCTGACCGGCTGCTACTTCGGACTCATCTGCCAAGCCATCGTCACGGCCGAGGACCCGGACGTTGGGATGGCGAAAGCAGCAAGCTTGGTCAACACGCTGCAACTCATGTTTGACCGGGTGTACGTCGAGATCCAGCACCACCACACGAACCACGAGACATGGGATGACAACCGGCTTGTGGAGGCCCTGTACCGGCTGTCTTTGTCAACTGGGGCTCCGCCGTTCATCACGAACGACTGCCACTACTGCGACAAGGCCGACAAGCCGTTGCACGACATGATGAAGTCGATTGCATACCGGTCAGAAGCCTCCGAGGTGGCTTTCCCTGGGGACTCGTACCACCTTGCTTCTGAGCAATGGGTCAAGGCCCACTACCGGGACCACCCGGCTGTCTGGGAGGCGTCCGAAGCCGCTCAGCTTGAACTGCTCGAAGCGAACAAGCTGGCTATCCCGCATCTCGACACATACCGGTACCACGTACCGTCACTGGCGCAAGATGCCAACGCCACGCTCCGTGAACTCTGCGAACGGTCCCTTGCCGGTAAGGGTTTCGAGGACAGCACCTACACAGAGCGGCTTGAATACGAACTCAAGGTTATCGGAGACCTCGGTTTTGCCGACTACTTTCTGTTGGTCCACGACTACGTAGAGTGGGCAACTGAGCAAGGCATCTTTGTCATGGCCCGAGGCTCGGCTGCCGGGTCGCTTGTGTGCTGGCTGCTCGGGTTTACGCAGATTGACCCGATCTTCTGGGATCTCACCTTCGACCGGTTCTTGACCCCTGACCGGGTTAGGCCACCGGACATTGACCTTGACATTGAGGACAAGCGCCGTCACGAGATTGTTGACTACCTCATCAAGAAGTACGGCATTGTGCAGATCGGCACGTACAACCGCCTGGCATTTGACGATGAAACTGGCAAGGGCTCGTTGTTCGTACAGTTTATTGCCAACCAGCGGAAGCTTCTGGACGAGGAGACGTTTGCCGAACGATACAAAGGCGTGCGGTCCCTCCATGCCTTGAGCGAAATCGAGCCCGAGACGGCGCAGAAGGTCATGCAGCTAGGTGAGATCCCACTGAGGCGCTCACCGGGAGCACACGCTGCGGGCTTCGTTGTGGAATCCAGTGAGCATCGCATCGCTGACTGGGTACCGCTCATGTACATCCCATCATCCAAGACGACCGTCACTCAGATGATGATGGACGACATCGAGGACGCGGGCTTCATCAAGATTGACCTCCTTGGGCTTCGCTCGCTAAGCACTGCAAGCCGTTGCCTTGAGCTTCTCGGCAAAGACGGGCTTGATTGGATACCGCTTGATGACCACGAGACCATGACCTTCCTCCGCAAAGGCAAGGTGGGCTCCGGCGTGTTCCAGCTTGAAGGACACGCTGCCGCAATCGGGTGCCGTCAAGTAAAGGTGCGAACCGTTCGTGACATCATCCTCGTGAACGCCTTGTATCGCCCGGCTACGAGGGACTCAGGCTACGTCGAGGCGTTCCTCCACAACCGGAAAAACCCCAAGGCTGTGGTCTACCCGCACCCGATCTTCGAGCGGCACCTTGGTGAGACATACGGCGTGCCAGCTTTCCAAGAGCAAGTGCTTGGCATCCTCCGTGACCGCGGGATGCCCGTGGAGGAACTCAACGCCTTCCTGAAAGCCGTCAAGGCTAAGCACGCTAAAGCCGGGTACTCGGACGCTTCTACGGCCATCTTCAACGAGAACCGAGAGAAGTTCTTGAAGCTGTGCGAGAACGTGGGTATGAGCGAATCCGCTCAGGATTACGCTTGGACTCTGGTCGAGGGCTTCGCTGCGTACGGCTTCAACCGTGCTCACGCCACGGCCTACGGGCTGTTTGGCTATCAGCTTGCGTACCTCAAGATTCATCACCCGCTGGAGTTTCACACTGCTCTGCTGGAGACCTCGGTGGGAACTCCGAAGGAGGATGATTACGTGAAGGAGGTGCGTCGCGTGGGCATCCCGATTTTGCCAGTGTGTGTCAACCGGTCGAAGGCCGTGTGGACAATCGACCGAGACGCTGGCGCTATCCGTCGAGGCTTGAACTCACTGCATGGCGTGGGATCAAAGGCAGCAGAGGAGATCGCTGCGAACGCCCCGTACGTTTCTGTTGACGATCTTGCTTCGAGGACTCAGGCTCGGCTTGTCACGGGCTTCAAGGACTGGAAGAAGAAGGGCATCCTTACTGGCGTGGTTGAGAAGCTGCGGCTGGCAGGAGCTTTGAGAGACATCGGCATGTAGGAGAAGGCATGTACCACGATCAACTGGCATTGTTCGACATTGCGCCATACACTGTCCAGCACCAGCAAACCAGCGACGAGGAGAGCGATGACCGCCAAGAACGAGAGCCTGCTCATTTCGGCTGTCCTTGAGACCAAAGACCACCGGACCCCGGCGTTGCTCGGGGTGAAGCGATACTGGTTCGCCACGTACCCTGATGAATGGGAGTGGATCGAGCGGTTCATCGAGCGGCACCGGTCAGTGCCGTCCGTCGGGTTGTTCGGCTCCAAGTTTCCTGGCTTCCGGCTGACGCCGAACGAGGAGACTGAATACGCGTGCAACGAGGTTCGTCAGGACTACTTGCGCCGGTCGGCCATCAAGCAAGTCGAGGCGCTTGTCCAGCAACTCGGTGTGTCGGCCGACCCGATGGAGGCCATCAGCAAGCTCCAGGGCGGGCTCCAGAACCTCGTGGGCGAAAGCGCTGCTGGGGTGGCGAACGAGCAGGACATGGTGGACGACTGGGAGAGCGTCTACAACGAGGTTGAGCGTCGCTGGCAGCGAGCAAATGAACGAGGGCTGGCAGGCATCCCCACGGGATTCGGCACCTTGGACCTCGTTACCCACGGGCCCCAGGAAGGCGACTTCTGGATCGTTGCCGCTCGGCTTGGGCAGGGCAAGACGTGGACGTTGTTGCGGATGGCCTGCACGGCGTTGCTTGCCGGGCACACGGTCCAATACAACGCTTTGGAGCAAAGCCGAACTCAGATTGCGATGAGGGCGCACAGCTTCTTGTCAACGCAGCAGAAGCGGTTTACGACACAGGATCTCATGTCCGGCCGAGGCGTGGACCTCATGGCGTACAAGACGTTCCTTCAGGAACTCAAGGAGAACCTTTCGGGGCGCTTCATCGTGAACGACACGTCCCGAGGCCGAGTGAGCCCGTCGATGATCGCCGCTCAGATCGAGCGGAACAAGCCTGACATCGTGTTCATCGACTATCTGACGTTGATGAACGGCCAGGCTGGCGACTGGCAGGCAATCTCGAACCTCAGCGGTGAACTCAAGGGGCTGGCGATGCGGTACAGCGTGCCGATTGTTGCTGCTGCCCAGATCAACCGCATGGGCATCGGGGACGACCTCCCCGGAGCGGAGCACCTCGCTGGTGCTGACGCCATCGGGCAGGACGCCGATGCGGTGGTCACGCTGGTGCAGAAGTCTCGGCATGTGGTTCGGATGAAGCTCGCCAAATACCGGCATGGTTCGGACGGCATGATGTGGTGGAACGAGTTTCGGCCGAACTCGGGGTTGTTCGTGGAGATCACGGGCGACCACGCTCAAGACCTCATGGATCAGGACAGACTGGAGGACGCATGATGCATGGAACTCTGGATGGCTACCGGGCGCATCGTCGTGCTGGCGAGACCCCGTGCGATGGTTGCCGACGTGTGTACGAGCGGTACTACGGGCCAGACGAGCCTCGTGCGGATGGGGCCCCCGTTCCGGCTTACAACCCTGCCACGTACAAGGATTACGTGAGCGAGCTTTCTCGGTCGGGTAGCCAGCAGCGTCGATGGGGTTACTCGACGCCTGCTTCTCGGTCGCAGGCTCCGTGCGGCACGTATGCCGGGTACAAGCGGCACCAGCGTGCTGGCGAGCCCGTGTGCGAGCCGTGCCGGGATGCTCGGAGGCTCCAAGACAGCAACCGTGACCGCAAGAAGAAGCAGAAGCTGGCCGATGCGGACGTTTAGCGACATGGTTGAGGCTCACCTTGATGTCCGATCTCGGTCGGGCGACGAGTGGGCCGCCTTGTGTCCGTTCCATAGCGACAGCCAGCCGAGCTTCTGGGTCAATGTCGAAAAGCTCGTGTACGTGTGTTACGCGTGCGGGGCGAAAGGCAACGCCAAGATGCTGGCTCGGCATCTTGGGCTTGAACTCGGTGAGGAAACGGCCGACGAATCTCTTGACCGTTTACGCAGGACGTTGATGGCGTGGGGCTCGGAGCCCGCTGCTTTGGAAACCATCCCGTCGAAGTGGATAGCTCTCTGGCAGCTAAGTGCAGACACACGCGCACGATGGGCTGAGCGAGGTATCACGGACGACGGAGTGTTCAAGGATTTCCAGCTTGGCTATGACAGCACGCAGGACCAGCTAGTCATCCCTGTGCATGACCCTGTAACTGGGGACCTCGTGTCCTTCATCCGCAGGAACCTCAGCGGAGACGGCCCGAAGTACGTGTACCGAACTGGCTTCAAGATCAGCCAGCAGCTTTACGGCTCCTACCAAGCTCGGGTAGCGAACTCACGCGTCGTCGCCATAGTCGAGGGCTCCATTGACGCCTTGTGCATGTGGCAGGCAGGCATCCCAGCGGTGGCCTTGTTGGGCGCACGGGTGTCGCCTACTCAGGCAACGCTGCTCCAGCGTCTTGACCCGATGGCGTATGTACTCATGACCGATGCCGACCGGGCTGGCCGTGCTGCGGCTCAGGACATCCGGCAGTGTCTTGCTGGCACTGGCATCATCGTCCGGGAGCCGGTGAACTGGCCCGAAGGCTGCAAGGACCCTGGCGACATGAGCGACCGTCAGCGGACGGAGACGTTCGAGAGCGCACGTTGACGGTTAGGGCGGAAGGTGTGCTAGCATTACGGCACTGGTAACCCCAGGGCCGTTGCTGGTGCGGCTTCAAGAGGAATCTCTCCTCCTCTTTGGTTGGTGGTTGGGCAGGGCCCCGGCGATGTGCCGGGGCCTTGTTCGTTCTCCAACGGGGAGAGCCAGCGGGGAGGGCCCGGAGGCTCGGCCGCTGGCTCTTGTCACCCCAGCATCAACGGGAGACTTTCCCTGACACTCGGCTTCACCTAGTACAACCCCGACCGGTTGCTATCTATTCCATCA